TGTCAGACTGGCAGTGATAGTTCCAGCTAAGAAGTTACCAGAGCCGTCTCTTGCCACAATAGCATGCGGAGTATTTGAAGCAGTTGCAGAATCTAATGTGACACCATCTGCTGCAATGTCTCTACCATCTACAAGACCAGAGACAGCAATGTCACCAGTGATAGTAGCACTATCAGAAGACAGTGTGCCAGAAATAGTAATATTACCATTAGTATCAACTAACAAACCATCTGTAGCGACAAACTTAGTTCCATCATACCGCAAAATGGAGTTTGTAACACTAGCATTTGCCCATGTCTGATTGGTCACAGCACTATCAAGAGTTTCAAAGTTAGTATTAATTTTTTGTGCAGCAGTTCTCAGCGTGTCGCCTGTATTATCGTTGGCGACAGTACCTCTATCGAGAACATTACCAGTACTTAAAATTGTTAGTGCCATTTTTAATTCCTGTAAAACCTATTGAATTTATTTATATCAAACATATGGACCAATTGCTGAATCTAAACCAGAATCATTATAGAATGGGAAGATAGCTTCATCCATAGTTTCAGTTCCACTAGAGAACCTAATGCCCGGAATAGAACCAATTGTATCAAGTGTTCCACTATCTTCATCCAATGTAATATCAGAAGAGTCGGACATATTGTATTCGATGTCATCTGTGTTATCACTATCACTGAACCTTCTGGAATCAGGATCAAGGATATCTGCAATAGAGATATATTGACCACTATATTCTGTTCTATTAAGAACATCAGAATCTTCAGCAGAAGTCTGGTAAATACCAAATCCAGAACTAACATTAAATCTTCTTAGAGCATCACTATCAATAGTAGTAATCGATGTTAGACCAAATTCAGTCACTTGATCATCAGAAGAAATAATAGCAGCAGAATTAGCAAGTAAATCAGAGTCGGTAATAATTTCTGTAAGTGCTGTAGCACCCAAAGATACTACAGGTTCAAACGTAGTCTGCGCAAATAGAGCATATCCTGCTGGATGTAGATATGTTTTATAATAATCAAACCATTGTGTTGATGGAATACTACTCTTCAGCTGAATAGAATAAATTTGATAAAAGTAAGAATCTTGAATATATTTTAAAGATTCAGCACCAATTCTACTTTCGCCTACGATAAAAGTCTGATTTCTAGGCAAGACTTTTTCAACATCTTGTTGGAAAAAATATCTAAAATATCCGTCAATAGATACATTAGTGCCTTTAGTTTTATAAAATACTGGAAGTTGCTTATAGGCATATCTAGGTGAAGGGAACTGGTCAGAAGAAAATCCGGGTGATCTTTCTTCAAACAATTTATTTAACAAATCATCTGATGTAGATTCAGCGTCTCTAGCATTGAACATATTTTTCAGATCATGGGCGATACCGCCTTCATCATCCATAAACTCATAGTATTTTTTCAGAAACGTAATTAAATCAGGATACTGTTCTTTAAAGTGCTCCGGGACAACAGTATCAACTTGTGATTCATTCAAGTTCACATTTAAACGATTATAGTCCGAAAGAGTTCTTGTATCAGCCATGTTTAACTCGTTACACCAACTACAGAAGTCGCTTCATTATTGTCTTGAATGCCAGTAGAAGTGTTTGTTCCCAATGTAATCAGAGTATTTCTAAGTGGTTTAAACGAACTATCATCAGCAGGAGTCGCAGTAATGGTCAAATAAGTATTACCAGAAACAATAGAGTCTGGTAAGAACCCAACCAAATTTACTTTACCTGTTGATGGTTCATAACTACCAACGTTAGAGATAACTACATTACCTTCTCTGTCAATAGCCTGGAGAATTGTAGAATGTAATGGAGCATTTCTAATACTACAAGAAATTCCGTTGAATATAAATCTATCACTAGTAATACTTGCAGTATTCATCAATGGAGATTGAATAGCGTTCAAGAAATTGATTACATAGTCAGTTCTGACAAAGTTACCTGTATCTGGATTTGTCAATGGTGTAAATCTACCAGACATTTTAATATCAATATCCGACCCCAAAACAGAAGGGTCAGCAGCATCGATATTTGATGCCAGTTTAGACTTTCTGATAGTATCGTTGAACTTACCACTGTTAGAAGCAAAGTAAGTAGATACAACTCCATTAAGTTTATTTTGTAATGCTTCTTTAGTGAGATTAGTTAATGATGCATTATATTTAAAAGTTGTTGTAACATCCATATACATGAAAGTTGGATCGACAAATTCTGCTTCTACACCAATAACAGATAGTGGATCAGTTAGGTTGCTTTTGATTAACGTCTGTAGAGCAACCTTCTGGACTGCACTAACATCACTTTCATATACAATAGAAATGATAGTCTTACCATACTTGGCAGGAACATTATCTTCACCGCCCCATGCATTGATAGATTTAATGCCCGGAACACCATTAGCAATAACACCTCTATAGTCACCAGCCGATACAAGTCTATTCTGTGCCAAATAAGAAAGTGGTGCGTTAATGCGAATAGATTCTGGAGATTCTTTATCGGAACCAAAAGCAGATTTTGTGTTTTTTCTGATTACAGTGTTTAGTGTTCTATTGCCAAATCCAGATACAGCAAGTGTAGATGATGGAGTAAAGACAGATGCTCCATTTGCATCAAGACCATTGGTTTTCAAATAGGTAATGCGAATAACTTCACCGTTAGTAGGATTCTTACCTGTGACACCTTCAACACCAAAGTTAAACTCCCAATACCCATTATATGTCTCTAGAGGAAGATAAAGAGCAGTGTCTGCGGTAACACTTGTAGTAGCATTTCCGCCAGAAGTAGCATTAGCACTAAAATATGAAGTAAAGTTATCAGAGTTGATATTATCATAAACCTGAACACCAACTGTAGACAAATCTAGGTTTTCATCAGGAACAACATATACTTGTCTATCACCTGTAATTTCAGCGATAAATGTTTTTACGGTCAATTCACCTTCATATACTCTAATGTAGGGGTCGCCTAGAGCATCTACAAAAGTATAAAGATTTGGTTGCAATGGGTTTGGATATGCTGTATACTCAACCAAAGTTCTAAATGTGTAAGTAATACCATCAACAGCTGTAGTGAACTGTGTCCCTATGGGCATTGTAATAGAAGTGGGTTTATTTGAAGCAGACCCTAAGTCTACCGTAACAGTCAGTTGTGCTTGTGCAGCAGTCTTCGATCTTGGGATATAACCAAATGCAAGAGAATGATTTACCAAAGATGTTCTGAGTTGTGCAGTAGGGAGAAATGCTTCATTCAATGCAAAGTTTGCAATTAGACCATTTAGGTGCGTGTTATAAGCCAATACATCAAGAACATTAGACAGACCAGAACCTTCAAAATCATAGTCAGCAAACTCTGACTTAGATGCAAAGTAGGTCTTTAGAGATGTTTTGATATCATCAAAGTTAAGGTCTGATGAATTGATTGTGGTCGCCATTCTTATCTAATCCTTGATATTGAAGTATCTAATACTACAACTTCTTCTGTATTTACAATTTTAAATTCAACTCTCACGCCAAGATAGTTTCTATCAGGGTTATCTCTAACATCAACAGAAACTATCTGCGCTCTTGGTTCGTATAGTGCTAACGCATCGGTGATAGCATCTTCGATCAGAAACGCATTTTCTTCATCAGTAAAGTTTTCAAATAATCTAGAACGAAGGTCTGCGCCAAAGTTAGGTTGAAAAGGTTTTTCACCAAAGTTAGTCTGTAAGATAGTCTTTACAGATTGTTTAACAGCAGCGGCATCAGTCTTCTTAAAAATGTCACCAGTAGTCCTAGCAGCGAAAGTTAAATCCAAATCACTGTACTTACGATTTCTAGTCGTTACAATAGATGGTGTCTGTAAGTTGCCATCTTCTATCGAAAGTGCTTTTGTTACTGCCATCTCATACCATTTTTCTTATTATTCTATGTTTTATTTATACTGAAAATAACCAAGTCCACCATTGATTGCTGTCCTAAAGTTAATATCAGTTCGAACTATTCTTTGAAATTTTCCTTCATAATAATCATTAACTGTAGGCATTACAACAATAATCTCAGCATGATACACTTTTTCATCTTGAACAGTTGCTGTACTTGAAGGTTCTAGTGTATCATAGTGTAGAATCAACCCTTGAAAAAGATTATTGTCTTTCCAATAGTTAGCAAGTTCAAATGTAGCATAGGGGTCATTTTGACCTTTGTTATTCAATACTTCATAAACAACAGCTCTGCCTTGTGTCTGTAGGTCTCTAATATCACCAGATACTAAAGTCTCGTCACTTTGTTTCTTAACCAGACCTTCAGTTACAATCAAACTATTTTGTTTAAATGATTTATTATTTCTAAATCCTTCAATCAATGGAACATGACAATAGAATTGTTTGGCAATAGTTTTACGTTCACTAATATTCAAGTGATTAACAGTTGCTCTAGTTCCGGGAGAGGATACAAACAAAGACAACGGAATTCCACCACCAAGTTTAGTGCCACCATTAATCTTATCAAGTTTCATTGGGTCATAAATTGGGCTAGGCACAATGTGAGATAGTCCAATGTTTTCTTTATATCGTCTAACCGCAGAAGAATTGATTAGTGAGTTCTTAGAATACTTTACTTTTGATCTACCACCAAAATATGTTCTCAGTTTTTTTGCTATAGGAACAAAATAATCTCCACCAATAAGATTCTTGGCAAGAGCAGTCCCAATCAGAGTGCCATCTTCTCTATTATTAGGGTCTCTGAGAAATGATCTAATTTGTCTGGTTGTAACTGTATTTACATTTAGTTTTATCATAATTATTCCTCTACCTTACCGTCACTAAACGTATCTGGTGTGTTTTTAGCAGTAGGAGTTTTAGAAGGTCCAGATGTTTTTGGCCCACCTGAAATACTATTTTTAATTAAGGTCTCATCAATAAGGGGGATACGAATGCCAATATTATTAGTATTAGATTGACCTTCAGTCAAAATTGCTTCTGTAGGTTTAGCAGTTTCTACTGCATCAATCTCATCAACAGTAGGACTTGCTGTTGGGCCACCATTACCTCCAGCCCCAAGTGCACCAGCAGTGCCAGCGCTCCCTGCTTGAGTTGCAGTATCTGCGTTACCTTGTAAATTGCCCTCTACATCACCCTTAAGATCGCCAACAAAAGAACTTCTAATGGTAGTAGCGTCTACGGTTTCTGAGTGTGTCGATTTAGCATACATTACCATGTTATCACCACCAATAGTGCCACTAGCACCAAGAACAGATGTAGTTATACCAATAAGTCTATTTGCCAAAGCAGAACTTGTCATGTTCTCTTTTGCTGTAAGTGTCATATGCCTACCAGAGTAAATGTCAATATCTTTTTCAGCAGCCATTCTTAAATAGTTCTTAGCAAAGATATAGGTGTTATTCAAAGCACCAAGAGTGTAGTTGCCAAAAACAATCTCTGACTTATTACCTTCTGTAGTAATGATTCTATCACCTACAAAGTTCTCGACTTTATCTTGAGCAATCTCTTCGACTTGTTTGCCTTTGGTAGTAACAGTATAGTTATCACAGGTAATATTAAAGTCACCCTCTACATTTAAGTTGAGGTTTCCTTTATAGGTAACGTCTCCATTACCATTAACAATCATTACAAAATCATCACCAACTAACTGCACCATTCTTGAAGTAGAGTTTACCAATAGAGTTGTTGTGTCATCAGTTTGTCCACCGGGATACATTTCAATACCTGTGCCGTCTTTATGAACATAGGACAGACGTTCTCCACCCTGAGTATCATCATGTTCAACTCTATGACCAGAAGAAGTTTCTTCTACTTTATTATAGGGGTATTTGGGTTGCCAGTCTGTTTTAACTAGGTCTGTGCCAGCAACACCATCTGGCATGACAATTTTAGGTTCCCATTCTTCCCGTGCAGCCTTGTTAGTTGTTGCTTCACCAACATAGTCTGAACGTGGAAACGCCTTATCCGGGTCTTTAAATCCTAAATCAGACATTTACTTAAACCCTCTTGCTCTGCTTGCATCAATAAGTTCCCTAACAGTTAAAGAACCTTGAGTTATAGCATCTGCATTTCTCAAAGTGTTTCTTTTACCAAAAGAGTTCTCTACATATTTAACAACATCAAATCCGGGGTCAGTTGCATTTTCATTAATATCAGAATGTCCAAATGCTTGCCCACCCGGTAACATTACATAGAAACATTTCATGAACTTATGGAAAGTATTCCACTGTACAGTAGAACAAGAGTTGATATCTTGAATGCCGTCATTCAATCCACCTACAAAAGCAACACTAATACTATAGGGAAGATGGTTAGATAATGATGTATGTTCAGGTGTAGAGTTAATGAGTTTATTAATCTGAATACGACCATCTCTCAGAATCAAGAAATGGAAATGAATATCATCTTGATTATATTGTGAAGAATACCATGTCAGAAGTTCATCTCGTGTAAAGTTCTGTCTATAGTCGCTAGACGTATGATATACAATAACTTCAGTAATCTGTCTTCTTGCAGAACGCAAGTATGCATCTAGTTCTTCAGCTGTTTCAATGATGTCTCCAACTTCAATCTTATCTACATCAAAGACTGGATAAACATCATTGCCCAAAAAATCTGATTGTAGAACTTTTACATTTGCATTGAAAGCATCAGAAAAGTTTATTGTATCTGCCATTATATCCTCAACCTTTTGTTCTTACTGGAGCGCCACTAGCGGTTCTGACAACTTTACCTGTTTTTGTTCGTACTACATTTGTCAAATCACCAAAAGTATCAGGTCTAGAAGCTACTGTAGGAATAAACATATCTTTCTCAAACTGTTCTTCAGAAATCTTATTTAAATCATCTCCAAAAGATTTACAGGAACCTGTTCCTGCTTCTCCTCCAGCAGTGGTATTACTATATTTAACCTTTGCACCTTTAACATATAATATTGTTACCCCACCGAGCATCGAAGAAAGTTCAGAAGCATATGAACCTGTAGAACCACCTACTCTTGTTTCATCCTCTTCTGTGATCTTACTATTCTTAGATACAGAACTAGCATCCTCGTAAGTGCCTACTTCTGCTCTAGCAGCACCGGGTGGAATTGCTCTCAACGGTTGGTTAGCACCACCATCAAATGAACTAAGAGGTTGATTTTTATGCTCTACCTTTTCATTACTAATAACTTTTGCACCTGTTCCCGGAGGACCATAGTTGGGTTCAGACTGTACATCAAACTCATTATCATATTCAAACTGTTCGTCTGAGTTTATTTGATTGTCCAGTAGTTCTTTTATTGAATTTAGTCTATCATCTGTTACTGCATTATCTATTGCCTGTATACTACCAGTCTGTTTAGGTGCAACCTCTTGATTATATGTAGACATTACACACTATTCCTATCTAAAAGATCATATGCAGTATCTATAGTGTTTTGCAATCCAGAGGTATCTTTCAAAATATATTCATGAATGATTTGTGCAGCTTGTTCTACTGTTTCAGTCCCTTTCAATTCACTACCTCTCATAGAAGTTTCTTCCCTCAATAAGATAAACAAAAATTTAGTTTGAGATTCAGCGTCATTTATATCTAAGTTATTATTAAAACAAAACTTTGTATACCTCAAAAGATTATTACCTCGAAACTTGAATATTCCGAACGCAAAGTCATCTTCTGTTCTTGCACCCTGAATCTTTACTGGATCAGGTTTGATATCACTATACGCTGTTTTTGCGTTTTTACCCAAATTAGGATTTACTTTTGCCATGATAACTCCTTATGGTGTATAACTTGCCGCAGCAAGCGCAGCTGCTGAGATTAGAGAGAACCCTTCTTTGGTAGCAGCTTCAAATACAATTTGCCCCTGTGACGTATTAGCATAGACTGTTCCACCGACATTATATGCTATAGATTTTCCAATAACAGACTCAATAGAAGATGGTCTAATCTTTGCTTCAGGACTAATATCTTCGCCGGGTTCTTGTTCAATCTTACCCATCGTTCCAATAACCAGAGGGTTCTGTGAATGTTTACCATCCAAGAAGATACCAAAGACCCATGATCCTTGTTCAATACCTGTAGGACTTCTACCTACACCAGATACTCCTCCATAGGTCGCAGGGACCATTACTGTCGCCCATGGCAACAACTCAGTTGGAACTTCATCTCTATAAGCGTTGTGAGCGCCATATACCCTGACCCTAACTCTACCAAGTTTTTCAGGATCATTTTTATTGTCTTCAACAATACCCAAAAACCATCGGGTATCATCACCATAAAACTCTTTCTGTATGACCTTGTATAGTTCCATATCTCTAGTTCTGATTCAGTTGTTCAGCACCCAAGCTTGGATCAGTGCTGGTTTTGGTTGCGGTAACAGTTGCAGTCAGTCTGTTATTAAAGATAGTATACATGACTTTTTGAACAAGGTAAGTGCCTGATCTTTTCTTATCTCTTACACTTTCTATATTAGACTTCTCTTCTGGTGGAATATCTTTTTGAATATAAACATCCATTTGCTGCCCAAGTTTATCAAAACCGAATGAAATACCCGGAACAGTAACGTTAATAGGTTGTTGATCCATAAATGCATAGATTGCTCTAGACTTTGATTTATTAAGATGTTTATCAACACTATCCTCTTCCAAGAAAGAGAATTTATCATCAAAGAGTTTGCGTGTCACTACCTGTGATGTATATGTATTTTGACCTTCATGATAAGGTCTACCAGTGGTAAATGCTGGATCATAGTTGTATGTTGTAGAACCATTAGGTTTAGGCAATGTTTCTAATGGATCAGTGAGTTGATATTTGATTTCTTCTCCACCATATTCATAGGTATCAATGAAATTATAGTATCCACCAAACACATTCCTTGCCATTGCCAACAGAGTGTCTTCATTATTATTGATAGTATAGTTGGTAATCTTTTTACTAAGAATATCCCAGTCTTCTTCTTGACCAGCACCTTTATTCGATGTAGTGCCAAAGATATAAGGGTCATCGGCATTAAAGGCACCTTGCCCTAGAAGGTTAGAGATATCTTTGAGTTGTAGATTATTATCATCCATAGTAGAATAAAAGTAGAATGGAATACCATTAGCATTAGTGCAACGAGCAGCCATCCAGTTTGCTGCTTCTAGTGGTGATGTAGTAAAAGGAAATACTACTCGCATATCAGACTGTGTTGGACTACCTTCAGGTGTTACAGAGACGCCCAATTGCTCAGAACAAATCTGGTTACAAATAGCATCTGGTTTACCTTCATACACTTTGCTGAAGCGAGTACTGTTACTTAACAATACATGCTCTTCAATAAGTTTTACAGAAAAACCAGATTTATCATCACCGACCTTTTGACTGAAGTCAATACCAACACAGATGAATTCTTTGTTCATAATAGGGTTTGCTTCAGAGTCTAGTACAATAATAGTAACTCTTTCCTGCCCCTGAAAGTGAACAGCATTAGATGCATTGGCAGAGTCAATAATAATCAGACGACCTGTAATATAAGGAAGTCCAATATTCTCATACATATTTACTTCTATAGTGATAGCAGAAATATCTTTAGTGCCATACCTACTAGAACTTACAAAGACTCTAGTTTGAGCAACATATAAAGGATGATGACGACCTGTGGTACTCATTAGTAACTACTACCCCCAGATGAAACTGAGGTAGTAGCAGATGCAACAGCAGTATTAGTAGCAGTTGCAGTGAATGTTGTATCACCCAAAGCATTACCAATAGTAGCAGAAACTTCCTCTGAAGATGTTTCGGACAAGATTCTTTTAAACTGTCTATCAAACTGAGTAACTACATTAGGTCTCAGAACTTTGATAGGCCGTACCTCTTCATTATCTTTTTCATATCTTTCTAAGAATGTTACTGGTGTAATAGATGCTGGAATAATAGCATCGTAGTTTTCAGAAATATATGTTTCAAATTCATTTTGAACAAATACAAATGCAGAGTTGTTTGCCAGAATACCATCTTCACCTGTTGTTTTAGTATCAAGGAAAGGTGATTCGCTGATAGAACTGCCTGCGAACCCAACGTTCTTATAGACTACAAAGTTTCTTTGATTTTCAATTAGAGAGTCGTTTGCTGTAATAGTATCAAATGCCAGAGGTTCATATACCCCACTTAGAACAGTAGTCATATCAACATTCACGTTTGATCTAAACTCAAATGCCAGATACTGTGGAGTGGTTGTATCTGCACCGTAAAGGTTGAGTTGGTTATCTACCAGAGTGAAGGTGTGGTATACAATACTAGTAGGTGCTGTGCCGCCAGAAGCTGTGATAGAGTTTACAATAGCACCTAACTGAAGTGCAACAACATTTTGGAATTCTTCTGTAAATCCAAGAACGCCTCCTAAGAAGTTTGTTTGCCAGTCATCTACAGTATATTCATCATCATTGTTGAACTGTGCTTGTAGAAGACCACCAATAGTAAGTGCAGAACCACCGGGAATAACGTTGCCCAACACTGCCTGTGTTGTCACCTCATCTAAACTGAAGTCAGTGAAGATAGATGACAGGTTAGAGATTTTTATCTTATCGATAGTAAAATCAGTGGCGGCTGTTCCTGCCCCATCCCAAATAATCTCATACGATACTCTTTGAATAAACGGAGCATTAGGATTGATATCAATATATTGACCACTAGCATCTTCATAGTGATGTTTAGCATTATATTCTTCTACAGATTTATCAGTTTTAATAACCTTGTCTACTTCATTCTCTGTAGTAAGAATAGATTCTCCACTAATAAAATTCAAATTTGTTAATACTTTAGATGTAACTTCGTAGGTAAAACCAAAAGAAAGATTGCTAATAGTTGCTTTTGTAGCATTTTCTGTAGTAACAATACTAAAGTTCTCTATAGGAGTTTCACTACCACTAACAGTTACTACCCACTCACTAGTATTAACAAATGTTTCTCCTGAAGTTAGTTCAATTTCTAACTCACTATTAGTATCAGCATCACCTGTAAATACTCTGTCAGTAGGAGTCTTCTCAACAATAATCTGACCTAGATCGGGTCTTCTTCTTAAGACCTTTCCTGTAACACCGGATGTTTGTCCAGTAATATTACTGCCTACCAGAAACTGTTCAGAAATATTTGCTCTAGTTGTAAGAGTAGTATTAGGATACTCTTCTTTTGCTTTATCACTAATACGTGACCTAAGCAAAGGCCATCCTCTTCTCTTCAATTCATCATTTAGTAGGTAGAACGTCCAGTAGTAGTCAGGAGACCCATATAAGTCATTAGAAACTTGATCAGGTCTGTCACCATCTCTCAGGTTATATTCTTCATAAAAAGAAATGTCATCCTTGACTCTATCAATCAAATCAATATAAGCACCAATGTCTTGAACAGAAGTGTTTATTGCTTCATTGCCAAACTTATAATTGACTGTAGGATAGTTTGTGAAATATGACATATTAATAACCGTCCTCAATATCTTTTTTATCTAATGCTCTTTCTTCTTGGAAAGACATTGTGAGTTGAACTTCGTTTACCTTACCATCTTCAAAAAATGAAGAAGACCTTGGGTTCAACACTGTGTTAACACTTGTTAAGTAAGATTCTAAAATTTTTGGTGCCTGAGATATTTCGCCCGTATCATACAAAAAATGAATTAAGAATTTAGTAGGAAATTTATATCCAAATCCACCTACTTCTTCTAATTTCTCTGGATACGCATTTTCTCGAAAAAATTGAACAATCTTTTCTATCTGATCACTTTCTTTTTTACTTTGAGGACTCATCAAAAATGAAAACGAAAATGTTCTAAGTGCAACATCTCTGAAGATGGAACGTTTATGTGGGTTTGCTGTGATTCCCGTTGAAACCGAAACAGCAGAACTGATTTCATCGGAAGTAAATCCCTGCACACCCAAAGATATTGCCTCTGGAAGTATGTCTCGGGCTTTTTGTCCCATAGTATCCATAGTCCCAAACGTGTTTTTAGTTGCACTAGTAGCAGTTTTTACGATATTATTAATAGTATTTCCATCTATGTTACCAGCCTTCTCAATTATTCTTCTTGTCGTTTCACCAGCAATACCTAAGTTAGCGTTATCATAAACTAATCCGTCAGAAAAGTTTACTGCTTCTGGAAAATATAAAGAACAAGTTTTTATGCCAGTAGCGTTTTTTGCAACAAAAAGTACTCGGGCCTTATATTTCTCGTCTTGCTCTAGAGGAAACCTGTATCCAGCCATTAGTAATCCTATAAATATTTGAATAGTTTATACTTATTTATATGGTGGTTATGAAAACTTACAAAGGTAAATACAAGTTAAAGAAACCTGA